GAACTTCACTTCTGAGCCATCTTTAACTTTCTCCTTTCAATGGTTAAGTTCACATCCTTCGTAGGTCTCTTTAAGCACCCGACTAAACTACCATATAACTGTAGGAGAGGAGGCAGTAAGTATGGCAAAAGTTAAAAGAACCGAATCCTCTTCGACTGAAAGTCTTATGAGACCAGCCTTAACTCCAGAGGCTAGAGAGAATCAGCTCATTTCCTTGGCGACTGATCTCGTTGAAAAGCGTCTTAGAGAAGGAACTGCCTCGTCTCAGGAGACTACGCACTTTCTCAAGCTTGCCTCTACGAAAGCGAGACTCGAGAAACAGATTCTTGAGAAGCAGGCAGAGCTTATTACTGCTAAGACAGATTCACTTAAATCTCAGAAGAAGGTCGAGGAGCTTTATACCGAAGCTATGAAGGCTTTCCGTAATTACAGTGGGCAGGGTGACCAAGATGAGTATTAGAACATATTCGGAGTTGATCACTCTACCGACGTTTGAAGAACGCTATAAGTACCTTCGCCTCAACGGGAGAGTTGGCGAAGAGACTTTTGGGTTCGATAGATGGCTTAATCAGAAATTCTATAAAGATCCAGAATGGTTGCGAGTTCGAGATAAGGTTATTATTCGAGACAATGGCTGCGACTTGGCTATGCCCGGTCATGAAATCTATTCTCGAATACTAATCCATCACATGAATCCGATTACAAAAGAAGATATTCTGCAACGCAGTAGATTTCTCCTTGATCCAGAGTTTCTAATCTGTACGATTAAGAATACTCATAATGCGATCCATTATGGAGACGAGGGACTTCTGATCAAAGGCCCAGTTGAGCGAAAACGTAATGACACTTGTCCATGGAAACGGTAATGAAGGAGGGAGACTATGGAGAGTATTCTAACATCGATTAAAAAGCTGCTTGGAATCGACGAAGAGTATACTCATTTCGATGCCGATATTATCATGCACATTAATTCTGTGCTAATGGTCCTGACTCAGCTTGGCGTCGGTCCAGCGAATGGGTTTGTCATCGAAGACGACACATCTACTTGGATCGAATTTGCACCAGAAATGACTACTGCAGAACTTCATGCGGTGAAATCCTATGTCTATATGAAAGTAAAACTCATCTTTGACCCGCCGCTTTCCTCTGCCGTTATTGAATCTATGAGTAAGCAAATCGCAGAATTCGAATGGCGTCTTAACGTGGCGGTTGACCCTAAAATATAAGGAGGTGGCGAGTATGGAAAATGAACTTTATCACTATGGCGTTCTCGGTATGAAATGGGGTGTTAGACGATATGAAAATTATGATGGGAGTTACACCCAGAGAGGAGTTAAACGCTATAAAGCGGCCTCAGAAAAATATGAACGTGCAAAAAGTAAATTGAATGAAGCTAAAAAGACGCAGGACAAAAGCTCCATTAAAACTGCTAAGAGAAACGTTAAAGATTCAAAGAGTGAACTTAACAAATCGTATAAACGCCTATCAATGGACAAAAAAGCAGACCAAGGTAAGCGTTTATACCAAAAAGGAAAAACTATTTCGGGAAACTACAGAGTCAATGCGATTGTGCAAACCGGCATTGTTGTTGGCAGTAGGGTTGTTTCGTCATTTATTGCGTCTAAAGGAAATACAAAATATGCAACTCTTGCAGGTGCCGCTATTGGTATTGGCGGTACGGCAGTCAATGCTATTTTGGCCGGTAAAACCAATTATGAGAATAAGAGATTAAGGGCTTATTATGGCCATTCTTAAATGATGGAGATGATGTTATGAATAATGAACTCTATCACTATGGCATTCTTGGCATGAAGTGGGGTGTTCGTAGAGATCGTTCGCATTCCGGCAGATCTCATAAAAAGAGATCCATGAGTGATGATGCTCGAGATGCTTCTACGATTAAGAAGAAAAAAGTTAGTCAGATGAGTAATGCCGAGCTTAAGAAACTTAACGAACGTTCTAGACTTGAGCAAGAATATTCCAGACTTAATCCAAAATCAGTTTCAAGAGGCTGGAAGTATGTCGCCACAGCCGCCGGCGTTATGGGCACGGCTTTGAGTGTTTACAATAGCGGTAGTCAGCTCGTCCAATTGGGAAAGAAAGCTGGCAATGGTCTTGTAAACGTGGTCGGTGATCAAATGCTTAAAGAACTTGCTCGTAAAGGGCTGTAATTGAGGTGAAATCATATGGCGTTATCAAACACTGCCACGCCAAAGTATTATGGCATGTTCCGTGACGCCGTAATCAGAGGCGAAATACCGGTATGTGAGCAAATCTCTATGGAGATGAATCGAATAGATGCATTAATTGCGAACCCTGGAATTTGGTATGATGACCAAGCTATCCAGGGTTTTATTAATTTCTGCGAAAATGAACTCACCCTTACCGACGGTGATGATCTTCGGTTACTCGATTCATTCAAACTATGGGCTGAGCAAATCTTTGGCTGGTATTACTTTGTTGAGAGAAGTATTTACAAGCCATCTCCTGATGGCCATGGCGGGCACTATGTGACCAAACGGATTAAGAAACGCTTAATCAATAAGCAGTATCTGATCGTTGGTCGAGGCGCCGCTAAATCCATGTATGCATCATGTATTCAAGCTTACTTTCTAACAGTAGACCCTGCTACTACTCAGCAATCCACGACTGCTCCAACAATTCGACAGGCCGAAGAAGTTCTAGCTCCGATTAAAACAGCGCTCGCTAGAGCCAGGGGCCCGTTCTTCAAATTCCTGACCGAAGGTTCATTGCAGAACACTACCGGTTCTAGAGCTGATCGTGTGAAGCTTGCGAGTACCAAGAAGGGAATCCAGAACTTTATGACTAACTCCTTGTTAGAAATTGTCCCTATGAGTATTGATAAGTACCAGGGGCGTAAGGATAAAGTCGTAACGGTTGACGAATGGCTGTCAGGTGACACCAGAGAAGACGTGGTAGGTCCTGCAGCACAGGGTGCAGCCAAAAACGAAGAGTATCTTATCATCGCTATTAGCTCTGAGGGTACTGTCCGTAATGGACCTGGCGATACAATCAAAATGGATTTGATGAATGTGCTTAAGGGTGATTACCCAGACATTCACACTTCTATCTGGTGGTATAAGCTTGATTCAATCGATGAGGTGGCCGATCCTAGAATGTGGATTAAGGCTAATCCCAACCTCGGACATACTGTTAGCTATGAAACTTACCAATTGGAAGTTGAGAAGGCTGAGAACAATCCGGCTGTTCGAAATGATACTCTCGCTAAACGTTTCGGTATTCCAATGGAAGGCTACACTTATTACTTTACTTACGAGGAAACCCTTCCTCATAGACATAGAGATTACTGGCAGATGCCTTGTGCGCTTGGAGCAGACCTTTCTCAGGGTGATGACTTCTGTGCATTCACGTTCTTGTTCCCACTACCGAAAGGTGCATTCGGAATTAAGACAAGAAACTACATAACCGAATTGACAATGTCTAAACTTCCTTCTGCAATGCGTTTCAAGTATGACGAGTTTGCAAAAGAGGGTAGTCTCATAGTCATGCCTGGAACTGTTCTGGACATGATGGAGGTTTATGAAGATTTAGACAACCACATCGCTGAAGTTCAGTATGATGTTCGTTGCTTTGGCTACGATCCTTACAATGCTAAAGACTTTGTGGCACGTTGGGAAACCGAAAACGGTCCATTCGGAATCGAGAAAGTCATTCAGGGCGTAAAAACGGAATCGGTTCCTCTTGGCGAGCTTAAGAAACTCGCAGGCGTGCGTCTTCTTCTATTCGATGAAGATCTCATGACCTACACAATGGGTAACTGTATTGCCATGGAGGATACGAATGGTAACCGTAAACTATTGAAGAAGAGGTATGACCATAAGATTGATGCTGTTGCGGCTATGCTTGATGCTTATGTCGCTTATAAGCTCAATCGAGACGCTTTTGAGTAAAGAAGGTGAGACAAGATGAGCAATGAACTTTATCACTATGGCGTTCTCGGTATGAAATGGGGCATTCGTAGAAGTTCATCTGCTGGACGAAGCAGCAGAGTAGGCGCAAAACTTAAGAAAAAGTATGACCAAAAGCGAGAGAAGAAAACTGAGGAACTCCAAAAAGATACTGATCGTTATGGAGTTGGTGGTGTAGCCGTTGGGCGATACGCTGGGTATAAGGCCAAACATCATATCAGGGGGCATCTCGCTAATGTGATTAATTCCTCTGCTAATGCTTATATCGCCAATAGCGGCTCCAAGCATCGAATAGCAACTGGCGTAGATTATGCGCGGCGAGCGAGTATTTCATACTTATCCATGCGGGATAATGCTGAGAAAATTAATGCAGTTGCTGACGTGGGTAAGGCTGCTATCTACTCTAGCAAGAAGAAACGCGAAACATGAGGAGTGATTTCAAAATGGAAAACACATTTGGCTCCAGGTTGAAACACGCCTGGAATGCGTTCGTAAACAACCGAGATCCCACGGTTAACTATCGTGATATTGGCGGTGGTTATTTCTATCGTCCGGATCGTCCTCGTTTAACTCGAGGAAATGAGCGTTCAATCGTCACGTCCGTCTACAATCGAATAGCATTGGACACGGCGGCTATTAACATTCAGCATTGTAAGTTGGATGAGAATGGCCGTCTTCTTTCTACCATGGATTCTAAGTTAAATAAATGTTTGACTCTGGAAGCCAATCTTGATCAGACAGGTAGAGCATTCATTCAGGATGCAGTCATGTCGATGCTTGACGAAGGATGTGTTGCGATTGTTCCGGTTGAAACCACATTAGACCCAAAGGTTACGGAATCCTATGACATCTTGAGCATGAGAACTGCTAAGATTTTGGAATGGTTTCCGCAGCATGTTCGTGTCCGTTTGTACAATGAGCGAACCGGCCAGAAGGAAGATATTATTCTTCCGAAGAAGTCCGTTGCCATTGTTGAAAATCCGCTGTTTGCTGTCATCAATGAGCCGAACTCAACGATGCAGCGATTGATAAGAAAACTCAGTTTGTTGGATGTGACAGACGAACAGACGGCATCCGGTAAGTTGGATTTGATTATTCAATTGCCATACATCATTAAGACTGACGCTAGACGACAGCAGGCAGAGCAAAGACGGAAAGACATTGAGATGCAGTTGGCAGGAAGTAAGTATGGTATCGCTTATACAGATGGAACCGAGAAGATCACTCAGTTGAACCGATCTCTCGATAACAATCTGATGAAACAGGTCGAGTATCTTACGAACCTCCTGTTCAGTCAGCTCGGAATCACTCAGACTATCTTGGATGGCACAGCAGATGAGAAGACAATGCTTAATTACTACACTCGTACGATTGAGCCAATCATCGCTGCTATTGCCGACGAGATGAAGAGAAAATTCTTGAGTAAGACTGCCAGATCTCAAAACCAGTCGATTATGTTCTTCAGAGATCCGTTCAAACTCGTTCCTGTAAATGACATCGCTGACATTGCGGATAAGTTTACTCGTAACGAGATCTTGACGAGTAATGAACTTCGTCAGATTGTTGGCATGAAACCGTCTGATGATCCGAAGGCAGATCAGTTGCTTAACAGCAACCTTAATCATGCAAATGATAACAACACTCCAATCGTGGAGCCAGACAAAAATTCAGAGAAGGAGGAATAAAGTCAAAATGGACAATTTCGACTTTAGCGGATGGGCAACACGTAATGATCTGAAATGCTCCGATGGAAGAATCATTCGTAAAGATGCTTTCAAGAGTAATGATGGTCAGAAGGTTCCTCTGGTTTGGAACCATCAGCATAGCGACCCTAATGAAGTTCTCGGTCATGCAGTGCTTGAGAATAGAGAAGAAGGCGTTTATGCCTATTGCAAGTTTAACGACACAGAAAGCGGCCGGACTGCAAAACTTCTTGTTCAGCATGGTGACGTGAACGCATTGTCAATCTATGCAAATCAGCTTAAGCAGCAAGGGCCCAATGTTATGCATGGTAATATTCGAGAACTTAGCCTGGTGCTTGCCGGAGCAAACCCCGGAGCGTTTATCGAGTCCATTATCAAGCACGGCGAGGAGTCCGATGAAGAAGGTATCATTTACACCGGCGAGAACATTACTCTTAGCCACTCCGGGACTGATGAGCAGGAGAAAGACGAAGAGAAACTTGAACATGCCGATGGTGCTGAAGAGAAGAAGGAGGACTCTAAAGTGGCTGAAGAACCCAAGAAGAACGAAGGCGAAGAAACTGTCGCTGATGTGTTCAATACTCTGACTGAGAAGCAGAAGACTGTCGTCTATGCGATGATCGGTCAGGCAATCGAAGATAACGAAAAAGAAGATAACAATTCTGAAGGAGGAGACGAAGAAATGAAACACAATGTTTTCGACAAGGATACCGAAAATCAGGAGAATGTCCTGAGCCACGATGCGATGGAGACCATCATCGCCGATGGTAAGCGCTATGGCAGCCTGAAGGAAAGCTTCCTGGCTCATGCTGAAGAGTATGGCATTAAGGAAATCGAAACTCTGTTCCCCGAACCCAAGAGCCTGAACAACCCGCCTGAGTTCATCAAGCGTGAGATGGGCTGGGTCCAGAAGGTCATGTCCGGCGTCCATCACACCCCGTTCTCCCGTATCAAGTCCAGCTTTGCAGACATCACGGAAGATGATGCTCGTGCGAATGGTTACATCAAGGGCAAGCTGAAGAAGGAAGAAGTCTTCAGTCTGCTGAAACGTACGACTACGCCGACTACGATCTACAAAAAGCAGAAGCTCGACCGTGACGACGTGATCGATATCACTGATTTCGACGTTGTCGCATGGCTGAAGTCCGAGATGCGCATGATGCTGGATGAGGAAATCGCTCGCGCGATTCTTGTTGGTGACGGCCGTCTTGCTTCCAGTGATGACAAGATCAATGAGTCCAACATTCGTCCAATTTGGAAGGACGAAGATCTCTTCAACATCAAAGCCACCATCGAAGTTGATGCTTCTGCGACTCCCGACCAGAAGGCCAAGGCTGCGATCCGTGCCATCATCAAGTCCCGTAAGAACTACAAGGGTTCCGGCAATCCGGCTCTGTATACTACTGAGGACTTCCTGACTGATTGCCTCCTCCTTGAGGATGCGAACGGCCGTGTCATTTATGACACCGAGGAGAAGCTCCGCACTGCTCTGCGCGTTAGCGCTATCATCACGGTTCCTGTCATGGAAGGTCTGACTCGTAAGGATGACGAGGGCAACGATCTTGATCTGCTGGGCATCATTGTCAATCTGGCTGACTACAATGTCGGTGCCGACAAGGGTGGCGCAATCAACATGTTCGATGACTTTGACATTGACTACAACCAGCAGAAGTACCTGATTGAGACTCGTTGCTCCGGTGCGCTTATCAAGCCGTTCTCCGCGATCAGCATCGAGATGAAGACCAAGGCGTAATAATTCGAGGTGAAAATTCAAAATGGCGAAATGGTATGGAAAAGTCGGCTACGCTGACCAAGTAGAGACTGCGCCGGGAGTCTGGGAAGAGCAGATTACTGAGCGTCACTATTACGGCGACGTTGTTCGCAATATTCGGAAGCTTGAATCTTCCGGAGAGGTTAATGACAACATTAACGTATCTATGGAAATCAGTATTGTGGCCGATCCATACGCCATTCAGAATTTTCATGCGATGCGTTACATCGAGTTTATGGGTAGTTTATGGAAAATTTATAATGTTGAAGTAAACTACCCAAGACTAGTACTGGCGATAGGAGGGTTGTATACAAATGCCTAGCAGACTTAATCTGCAGACTGAGCTGGAGTCAATCCTTGGCAGTCGTAGTGTGTATTTTCAGCCACCTTCATCAGTACGAATGCAATACCCAGCAATCGTTTATTCCAGAAAAGACATCGAGAAACGGTCCGCAAATGATGGTGCTTATCGGAAGCTCCCAAGCTATGAAGTGATTCTTATCGATAAGAATCCCGATAGCAAGTTCGTAGATAAGATCTTGGATCTTCCCTACTGTAGTTTTGATAGGCATTACGAATCGGACAATCTGAATCACGATGTCTTCACACTTTATTATTAAAAAGGAGGACAACAATATGTCTAAACTTGTTTGGGACAAGACTGGCGAACGCCTGTATGAAACTGGCGTAAAGCAGGGTGTTCTGTATGTCCAGGATGCTCAGGGTGCATACCCCAAGGGTGTGGCGTGGAATGGCCTTACGACTGTTACCGAAAGCCCGTCCGGTGCAGAGGCTACTCCCCTTTATGCAGATGACATTAAGTATCTGAACCTGATGTCCACCGAAGAGCTTGGTGGCACGATCGAAGCTTATACCTATCCGGATGAATGGGCCGAATGCGATGGCTCCGCCGCTATTGCGGTTGGCGTTTACATTGGCCAGCAGCCTCGTAAGACTTTCGGCATGTGCTACAGAACCACTCTTGGTAACGATGTCGAGAATAATGCTTATGGCTATAAGCTGCATCTCATCTATGGCGCTCTGGCGGCTCCGTCTGAGAAGGCGTATGCGACTATCAATGATAGCCCGGAAGCGATCACGTTCTCTTGGGAGTTCAGCACTACTCCTGTTAACGTGGAAGGCTTCAAGCCGACTGCCAACATCGTTATCGATTCGACCAAGGTCGAACCCACGAAGCTTGCTGCTCTGGAAGCAGTTCTCTATGGCGATACCGAAACCGAAGCTCGTCTTCCGCTGCCTGATGAAGTTGTTCAGATTCTGGCTGCGTAAAAATCATATTTTTGAGGGGTCGTATTCAGTTAGGCTGGCGACTCCTCTTTTTTATTTGAAAGGAGAATAATGCAATGTACAAGAAAACTATCACCTATACCGATTTCAACGGAAATTCTCGTAAAGAAGATTTTTACTTCAACCTGACCAAAGCCGAATGCACTCGTATGGAGATGAGTACTGAAGGTGGCATGTCCGACATGATCGATAGAGTTATCGCTGCTCAGGACGTTCCGTCTCTTATCACGATTTTCGAAGACATGATTCAGAAGTCTTATGGCGTTAAGACTCCCGATGGCAGAGGGTTCGTCAAGAGAAAGGAAGATCTTGAGAACTTCATGTCCACGAATGCATATTCGGATCTTTATATGGAATTGGTAACAGATGCAAATGCCGCGGCCGAGTTCCTGAATGGCATCATTCCTAATATGCCCGAAAGCAAAGCTACTCCTCAGGTAGTTCCGAATACTTAAGAATAATAGAGGTGACGAGGGATGCTCCAATTAGTAGTGATTCTTATTCCAGAACGATGGGATGAAGAAAAAGAGGAGTTTATTGAGCCAAAGACGACCGCACTTCAATTAGAGCATTCCCTCATCTCTCTTTCTAAATGGGAGTCCAAATGGTGCAAACCATTTCTTTCTCAGAAAGAGCTCACAGATGTCGAAATACTCGATTACATAAAGTGCATGACAGTCACTGCAAATGTAAGACCTGAAGTATACGATTTTCTGACTAGAGATAATATCGACGAGATCGTCAAGTATATTAGTGCTCCGATGACTGCGACTACTGTTAGAGATAGTAGAAACTCTAAGATCAATAATGAGGTTGTAACATCGGAACTTATATACCATTGGATGATCGAATTGCAAATTCCATTTGAATGTCAAAAGTGGCATTTAAACAGACTCATAACTTTGATAAAGGTTCGAGTTGCAAAGACTAATCCTCCAAAGAAGATGAGTAAAGGCGAAATTATGCGGCGAAATGCAGAATTGAATATGCTTCGCAGATCTCGAATGAATAGTAGGGGGTGAAATGATGGAGAAGGAAAAGAAGACCAGACAAGCTATCACTAAACGATGGCTTAAAACATTCACAAAGAAAGCAGTGGCTATTATTCTGGCTATTTCTTTGCTCGATTTACAGCTATCCTATGTTCTCGCTTTTCTTGGTAAAGAGCAAATTGCTGAATCCTTGTCTAGTCAAATAGCCACCGTGATCATCGGCGTTATGCTTGGTTATTTTCTTAAAGCTCTGTTTGAGACATTCTTTCAAAAGAGAGAATTGCGACTAACTGGATCTTTATCGAAAAAAGAAGATAACGAAGAGGAGGAAGAAGAACAATGACTATTTCTTTTATGACATCCGCACTTCTTGTGGTGTCTCTGCTTACGAATCTGACCGTTCAGGGTGTAAAGAAACTGCTTGATGAAACGAAAGCAAAGTATTCTTCTAACGTGCTGGCGGCCATTTTCTCGACTATTATTTCTGGCGCCGTTTGTGCAATTTATCTGATCATGAATGACGTTCCGTTGTCCGTGAAAGTTGGAGTAGAAATCGTTGTACTTATGTACCTTGGTTTCCTTATTTCCACCGTTGGATATGACAAAGTGATCCAGATGCTGAAGCAGATTCAGGCGACTAAACCAAATGAGGAGAAGTAAAGGAGGTAATACAAATGGGTGTAACAGCTAATGATGTGATTCGCGTTGCTCAAGCGTGGGTTGGTTTCTCTGAAAAGAATGGAAAGTTCAAGGAGATTCTCAATACGTATAACTCACATAAACCTCTTGCGAGAAACTATAAGATCAAAACTACTGATCAGTGGTGTGACTGTTTCGTTTCCGCATGCGCAATTAAAGCCGGTGCTGTTGATTTGATCGGCACGGAAGTCGGTTGCGAGAAGCACATTGAAATCTTCAAGAAGAAGGGCATTTGGATTGAAGACGGAACTGTCAAGCCTAAACCTGGTGATATCATTCTTTATAACTGGGACCAGAGAACGCAGCCAAATGACGGCTTCGCCGACCATATCGGCATTGTCGAGCAGCAGTATGCAAATACGATCGTCGTCATCGAAGGTAACATGAACGAGGCTGTCGGCCGTCGTACCATCAATGTTGGCTGGGGGTATATCAGAGGATTCGCTCGTCCGAAGTATGCCGCTGATACTACAACCGTAAAACCGACCAAAAAGAGCATCGATGCGATTGCAAAAGAAGTTATCCAGGGTGCTTGGGGCACCGGTGCAATTCGTAAGACTGCTCTGACTAAAGCCGGCTATGATTACAATCAAGTCCAGGCTCGAGTCAACGAACTCGTTGGTGTCAAGAAGTCTTCCGTCACTACCATTGCCAAAGAGGTTATTGCCGGCAAGTGGGGTAATGGTGCTACCAGACGAAACGCTCTGAAACGAGCTGGCTATGATCCTGATGAAGTTCAGAGAAAGGTAAACGAATTGCTCAAATAAAGGAGAGCTATACATGATAAAGTTCAGACAAAAGGGCGACTTCTCTAAACTCAGTCGTTATCTCGAAAGGGCTAAGGAAAAGGTTCATCTTGGCGATCTTGATAAGTTCGGTCGAGCAGGAGTTGCCGCCCTTGCGTCTGCGACACCGGTAGACAGTGGTCTTACGGCTTCGTCTTGGTATTACCAGATCGAGCGTGCGAATGGATCAGTGTCGATTTCATTTCATAACTCAAACATTCAAAATGGAGTTCCGATCGCTATAATCTTGCAATATGGGCATGGAACCGGAACCGGAGGTTGGGTAGAAGGTCGCGATTATATCAATCCGGCAATCCAACCTATTTTTGATTCTATCGCAAATGACGCATGGGAGGAGGTTACTAAACTATGAGCAAGGTTGTTGACGAAAGAGTCGTACAAATGCAGTTCGATAATAGTCAATTCGAACGAAATGTATCGACGAGTATGTCTACTTTGGACAAGCTTAAACGTAGTTTGAACTTATCTGGAGCTGCTAAGGGTCTTAGCGACGTAGGTAATGCCGCTAAAAGCATTAGCTTGAATGGACTTGGTTCGGCAGTTGATACGGTTAGAACCAAGTTTTCTGCGCTTCAGGTTATGGGTGTAACCGCCCTTGCGAACATTACCAATTCGGCAGTTAATGCGGGTAAACGGATTGTCAATGCGCTTACTCTTGAGCCAATTATGAGTGGTTTCCAAGAGTACGAGACTCAGATTAATGCGGTCCAGACAATTCTTGCTAACACTAAGAGTAAGGGTAGTACTCTGGATGATGTTAATAAAGCATTGGATGAGTTGAACCTTTACGCTGATAAGACGATTTACAACTTTACTGAAATGACCCGTAACATCGGCACATTTACCGCAGCGGGCATTGACCTGAAGACATCGGTAAGCGCAATTCAGGGTATCGCGAACCTAGCCGCAGTATCTGGATCAACATCTCAGCAGGCGTCAACCGCAATGTACCAGCTTTCTCAGGCATTAGCCGCAGGTACGGTCAAACTGATGGACTGGAATTCGGTTGTCAACGCCGGTATGGGCGGTGAGATCTTCCAGAATGCTTTGAAGAAGACATCTGAGGAACTCAACACCGGTGCTGAGGCAGCAATTAAGGCTAAGGGTTCGTTTAGAGAGTCGTTGCAAACTGGTTGGCTTACGTCTGAAGTTCTTACTGAGACTTTGAAGAAGTTCACGACTTCCGGCGCAAATGAGTACGTGGCTGAGTATACAGGTCTGTCCAAAGAAGCTGTTGCCGCTGCATTGGAGGATGCCAAAGCCAAGTATGGCGAGGCCGATGCTATTAAATACGCTTCGAAAGCTTTGGCTGAAAAGTCTGGCAAGAATGAGGAAGAGATTAAATCTGTTCTTGAGATGGCCAATACAGCAGAAGATGCTGCCACGAAGGTTAAGACGTTCACTCAGTTATGGGATACGCTTAAGGAAGCAGCACAGTCTGGTTGGACCCAATCGTGGGAAATTATCATTGGTGACTTTGAAGAGGCAAAGGAACTTCTGACTCAAATCAGTGATACTATCGGCGCAATGATTCAGAGTTCTGCCGATGCTCGAAATGCACTTCTTCAAGGCTGGAAAGATCTTGGTGGTCGAGATGATTTGCTCGAAGGCTTTAAGAATATTTTCAATGGCATCATGAGTGTCGTGAAGCCGGTTAAAGAGGCATTTTCTGAAGTCTTTAAAGCGATGACCCCGGAAGATTTGGTTTCCATAACCAAACGATTCCGCGAATTCACGGAAAAACTTACTCTTAGTGGGGAAGCCGCTGACAAGTTAAAAAGCATTCTCAAGAATGTATTTGAGAATCTCAAGCTTGTTAAAGATGCCGTTGGTGAAAGCCTCAAGAATGCATTTAAAGGTCTTATTAGTATTGTAAAACCAATTAAGGATGCGTTCACTGAAGTATTTCACGTAATTGATCCTAGCAGCGTAGAGAAAGTTACCACTGGTTTTAGTAACTTTACCAAAAAGCTCATTCTTAGCGAAGAAGCTGCTGATAAAGTTAAGCGTGCGTTCAAAGGCATCTTCTCCGTTTTCGATATTTTCAGGAAGATTCTCGGAAGTGTAGCACAGGCTATTGCTAAGCTATTTAATGCCGATGGCGTTAGCAGTCTTGGCGATCTTCTTCTTACTGCTGCGGCATCAATTGGTGATTTCTTTACATCCCTCAATGAAGGATTCGATGAAAGTGGACTCTCTGGAGTCTTATCTAAAATTGTGTCCGGATTTTCTAGTCTTATTTCTGGGGCTACTGAGCACATGAAAAGCTTTGGGGATGTATTCTCATTTGTTGGTGGTACGATTAAGACCGTTGCGGGCAAAATCTGGGAAGCTCTCAAAACCGTATTTGGCTGGATTTCTGATAATGTCTCCGCTGGCGATATTTTCGCGGGTCTTGCTGGTGGCGGTATATTTGTTACCGCTAAGAAATTCTCTGGACTAATAGAGAAAGTCAAAGACGCTTTTGATAAGCTTTTCGGCGACAAGGAGAATGGTCTTAAGGGAAAGTTTGCGGATGTAATGGGCTCTGTCCAGGAAACTCTTTCGTCTTTCTCATCCGGCATTAAGATTTCCTCGCTTGTTGCCATTGCAGCAGCAATTGCTATTCTTTCGGTGTCGATGAAGACCATATCCGAACTCGATGCTGGACAAATTACGAAATCGCTTGTTGCAATCGGTGTAATGCTCGGAATGTTGAGTATTACGATGAAATCAATCACAAAGACTTTGAGCGGTCTTGGTTCTAAAGGGTTGATAAAAGCCGGTGTATCTTTAGTACTTGTCGCGGCATCAGTTAGCATTTTGGTCGGAGCCTTAAAGAAAATGTCCGATTTGTCGCTTGCTGAGCTGGCAAAAGGTCTCTTGGGGATCGGAGTCATGCTTGGCGAATTAGCGATTGGGCTAAAGATCATTGGCAAGACGAAAATCCCCCTTTCTACGAGTGTCGCAATGGTTGCATTGGCTGTGAGTTGCAAGATTCTAGCTGGGGCATTGGAAAAGTTCGGAGATATGTCCTGGGATGAAATCACTAAAGGTCTTGCTGCAATGGGCGGTGCTCTTGCTGAATTAGTCGTTGCCGTTTCGGTTCTCGGCAAATTCGGTGGAGGAAAATCTCTTTTCGGAAGCGTTGCTATCTTAATTACCGTTCAATCGTTGAGTAAGTTGGCTGATGGACTTAAAAAGTTCGGAGACATGTCTTGGGATACCATTAAGCGTGGTCTTGTCGGTATGGGCGGTGCTCTTGGTGAGGTCGGAATTGTTCTTGGTCTTCTTGGCAAATTTGTTGGCTTCTCTAGTTTATTCGCTGCCGGATCTATCCTAATAGTAATCCAGGGTCTTGGCGATTTGGCTGAATCGTTCAAGAAATTTGGTGACATGTCTTGGGATACAATCGTCCATGGCCTTGCTGGAATGGGTGGTGCTCTTGGTGAAGTGGCCTTGATAACTGGCTTGCTTGGAGGTCTTACCGGGTTCTCTAGTATTCTCGGAGCTGGCTCAATTCTCATAGTTATTCAAGGTCTCGCTGATCTTGCTGACGCATTCAAACGATTCGGAGATATGTCTTGGGATACAATTGTTCATGGTCTTGCCGGTATGGGCGGTGCTCTTGCTGAAGTTGGCATTGTGACTGGTCTTCTTGGTGGTCTTACCGGATTATCAGGTATTCTCGGCGCTGGTGCCTTGCTTCTTGCAATTCAAGGACTTGGTGATCTTGCCGATGCCTTCAAAAAATTTGGTGAAATGACCTGGGACGAGATTGTTCGTGGTCTTGTTGGCATGGGTGGCGCTCTCGCTGAAGTAGCTGTAGTAACAGGTGCACTCGGAGCAATCGCTGGTCTTCCCGCCTTACTTGGCAGTGGAGCTATTTTGCTTGCTGTTCAGGGACTTGGTGATCTTGCTGATGCTCTTAAGAAATTCGGCGAGATGTCCTGGGATGAAATTGGTAGAGGACTCAGCGCAATGGGTGGTGCTCTTGGAGAAGTTGCTCTTGGCGGTGTGCTGAACACATTATCCGGTCTTGGTGCTCTTTCTATTTCTACCATTGCAGATTCGCTCGGCGTACTCGCTGATTCCGTTAAGAAGTGGGCCGGCGTTACTATTCCAGAAGGGCTAACCCTTAAACTCGCTGCACTTGCGGCAGGCGTATCGGCATTCACATTCAGCGGCATCGGTGCTGCTTCTTTGGCACTCGCGGCTGGACCAGTCGGAACGTTGGCTGATTCCGTTAAGAAGTGGACAGGTGTCACGATTCCTGACGGACTTGTCGAGAAGATGGCAACACTTGCGAGCGGTATCGAGAAATTCACATTTGCAGGTCTTGGTGCTGGTGCACTGTCTGCTGCTGCTCCTGGCGTTGGCGAAATGGCCGATTCGATCAGAAAGTGGTCTAGTGTAACGATTCCAGAAGGTCTTGAAGATGGGCTTAAGCAAATCGCTAGCGGTGTTAAGGCGTTCAGTTTCGCTTTTGTCGGCGGATGGTCACTTAGCGCTATTACTGGCCCTCTTGGCGATCTTTCTGCATCAGTTAAGAAGTGGAATAACGTATCTATACCAGAAGATCTCGGTGACGGCCTTAAGCGATTGGCTAGTGGTGTTCAATCATTCAGTTTCGCTTTCGTCGGTGGCTGGTCTCTGACTGCTATTACAGGACCGCTTGGGGATCTTGCCGACTCCGTTAAGAAATGGAAAGGCGTGTCAGTTCCGAAGGATCTAGGAGAAGATCTTAAGTCCTTGTCCAATGGTGTTATAGCGTTCAGTTGGGCATTTCTTGGCGGATGGACACTTGGAGCTGTTACTGGTCCTCTTGGCGATTTGGCCACATCCGTAAAGAAGTGGAAAGATGTATCGATCCCGAGTGATCTTGGCGACGATCTCAAGACACTTGCGGATGGCGTAAAAACTTTCGCTGATGTTCCGGATGTAACTGCCGCTGCTAATGGCTTGAAAACTATTTCGTCATCGGCTAGTAAACTTAATGGGATTAATTACGGCTATATTAGTTCTGGTATGCAGAACCTGACCAATTCGATAAAGAATCTTGCGTCTATCGAATCCGTTGGTGCCTCTCTGACGAAATTCGGAAACGAATTGGTGAATAAGATCGTTGTCCCCATCGAGAATGCAACTGGCCGATTCAAGAATGTCGGCGGTAAGTTATCTACGGCATTGGCGAGCGGCATTGAATCACGACTGTCTGCAATTGTCTCTAAAGTGCAAGAGGCGATGAATAAGTCCGTGAACGCTGTCACTTCCAAGCGAAGCGCATTCAGTTCTGCTGGTACGGCTATTGCAACATCGCTAATCACCGGGGTTAGTGGCAAAGCGCCTCAAATCTCCACGGCATTCTCAACTGCCCTTCAGTCCGCTGTTTCGAGCATAAAGCTTCAACGTAGTAACTTCTACAATGCTGGTGGGTATCTGGTTGAAGGATTCGCAAATGGCATCAAGGATAATGCGTTCAAAGCCCAAGCAAAGGCTATTGCTATGGCGAATGCTGCACTTCAGGCTGCTGAAGATGCTCTTGATGAAAACTCCCCGTCGAAAGAAGCCTATAGGATTGGCGACTACTTTGGCCTTGGCTTCGTGAATGCAATTGGAGATTATGGCCAGAAGGCTTATAAGACGAGCCATGAGATGGCTGATCAAGCGAGAGCTGGTTTGAGCAATGCTATTAGCCAGATCAAGAATAAGATCGATGGTGATATGGATGTTCAACCGACGATTCGTCCTGTTATCGATCTTGACAATGTCAGAACTGGCGTTAATGCAATTAGTGACATGTTCGGTGAGCGTCAGTCGATTGGTCTCAACGCCAACATTGGTGCAGTCAGTTCGATGATGAACCGAAGAAGTCAAAATGGAAATAATGCCAATATTGTTTCGGCAATTGATAAGATTCATAAGGACATCAATGGCATTAGTCGTCCATCTTATAGTATCGGTGGCATCACCTATGACGCTGGTAGCGAAGTAGCAGAAGCAATTGAAACTCTGGTTCGGGCAGCGAAGATTGAAAGGAGGGTGTAAAACATGGCAACTTATACGGTGAAAAGTGGAGATACACTCTCCGGAATTGCGAAGAAGTATTCGACATCTGTATCGGCTCTGCTGAAGCTTAACCCTAAGATTTCGAATGCGAATCTGATCTATGTCGGACAGGTCATCACAGTTAGCGGAAGCGCAGCTCCATCAACGCAAAGCGTTACCGGTAATCAAGCAGTCGTTGACCGAATCGGTATTGTCGCTACGACAAAACGAACGGTATATGCTGCTTGGACCTGGAGTAAGCATAGTACCACTAAAGAGTATAAGGTTGTCTGGTACTATTCCTGGGGTGCTGGATTAGCGATTCGAGATGACAGCACCACTACGAATCAGTACAGCACCTTTACTCCGCCAGATTATGCCACTCACGTAACAGTCGTAGTTACACCCGTTGCAAAAACAAAGAAAGTTGGAAAGACGGAGGTTGCGCTTTGGACAGCGACGAGGTCCACAAGTAAAACGTATTACTTTACCCAGAACCTTCCGGAGACTCCCCCGTCTCCGACGGTAACTGTCAAAGACTATACACTTACGGCAGAGTTGACAAACCTAAAACTCGAGAATGCTACTCACATTCGATTCTGGGTTGCTGAGGAAGGTTCCAGCACTGCTTACAAAATCTCTGACGACATCCCAATTGTTAATGGTCGTGCTGCGTATTCATGTACGGTTACGCCCGGAAAAACCTACGTCGTACGATGCAAAGCGATTGGCAAATCTGGAGAAAGCGCATGGTCTGATGATTGGTCTGATGGTAGTGAGACCAAGCCTGCTGCTCCTTCTGGGATTACAGAGTGCAAAGCGACTTCCGCAACCTCTGTATATCTCCAATGGAGTGGGGTCGATACGGCAACAAGCTACGACATTGAGTATGCCACAAACGAAGATTATTTCGATGAGTCAAATGCGACGACTAAAGTCAGCAGTCAAAAGACTAGCTATACGCTGACCGGTCTCGAATCTGGCAAACGATATTTCTTCAGAGTAAGAGCGACCAATGATCAAGGCAGTTCCGAATGGACTGCAATTAAGTCTGTAATCATTGGAACCAAACCGGCTGCTCCAACTACTTGGTCTTCTACTACAACCGCCATTACCGGCGATGAGTTAATTTTGTATTGGGTGCATAATTCCGAAGATGGTTCGAGCCAGACTTATGCCGAACTCGAATTAAACATTAACGGAACGAACACCGTCGAGACAATTAAAAACTCTACGGCTGAGGATGAGAAAGACAAAGTAAGTTCTTATAAGATCGACACATCCGTTTACTCAGAAGGATCTAAAATCCTTTGGCGTGTTCGTACGAAGGGTATTCTTGATGAGTATGGTGATTGGTCAGTTCAGAGAATTGTTAATGTCTACGCTCCTCCTTCATTATCGATTAGTATCACTGATCAGACTGGCGCCACGATCGAGCAATTGGTGTCATTCCCGATTCATGTTTCTAGCACTGCTGGTCCGAACACTCAAACTCCAATCGGTTATCACCTATCCGTTATTAGTCAAGAAGCGTATGAAACCGTAGATCATATCGGAAACGTCAAAATGGTTAATAAGGGTGAAACTGTATTCTCGAAATACTATGACATTACCGAACAATTGAGTGTTAACCTCTCCGCGAATGATTTGGACCTTGAAAACAATGTTTCATATCAAGTTGCGTGCACTGTTTCAATGGATTCTGGTTTGACTGCTGATGCAACTGCTAAGTTTACGGTCGCCTGGACTGAGGAACAGTATGCTCCAAGTGCGGAAATCGGTATAAACGAAGAGACCTACTCGGCAATCATTCGACCGTATTGTGAAGATGAGAATGGCACTCCGATTCCTGATGTCTTACTCTCCGTCTATCGAAGAGAATTTGATGGACGATTCACTGAGATCATTAAGAACATCGAGAATGTCAAGAACTCGTATGTAACAGACCCTCACCCTGCGCTGGACTTTGCTCGATATAGAATTGTAGCTATGTCTACCGCAACAGGTGCTGTGAGTTACTATGATCCCCCTGGCTATCCGGTTGGCGGGAATGCGATCATTCTTCAGTGGGATGAGGCATGGTCTACGTTTGAAAGCGGAGAAGAGCCTGAGGAAGTTAGCGAAGTGCCATGGACTGGCTCTATGCTGAAACTGCCGTATAACATTGACATCTCAGATTCTCATCGTCCAGATGTCGAACTTGTCGAGTACATTGGTAGAATGAATCCGATTAGCTATTATGGAACTCAGCATGGTGAAACATCAACATGGAAGCTCGATATCGATAAGAAAGATACGGAAACACTTTACGCCCTTAGGCGGCTGTCTATCTGGATGGGAAATGTTTATGTTCGAGAACCTTCTGGAACAGGTTATTGGGCGAATGTGACTGTGTCTTTTGACATCAAGCATCTTGCGACTATTATCCCAGTCACCCTTGAGATTGCACGAGTAGAAGGAGGTGTATGACATGCCTGATTGGTCGGCATCAATGCAGCAGACTTTCGAGTACTACATCGTCGATCCTAAGACTTGGAAAGACATGAGAGTACTTGACAAGGTAAAGTCATGCACTATTCAAAGAGATTCGGAAGCTGAAACCCTTGGTTCTGCTACGTTCGACATGACAGAATCTATTGGCGAATGTTACATCCGAACTTACCTCGTAACAATTCAAAATGGAATTCGTGAACGTCATCCGCTCGGTGTACACCTGGTTCAGACACCCTCTTTGAGCTTCAATGGTCGATTGCAGAACATTTCTATGGATGCGTATACACCTTTGATTGAGCTTAAGGAGAGTCCACCACCTCTCGGCTATTCGATATTCAAGAAGACATGTGTAATGGACATTGCGTATCGTATAGCTCGGGAGAGGGCCAGGGCTCCGGTCGTTAAAACTGAATGCTCAACACCTCTTGCGATGGACTTCACTTCCGCGACAGATGATACTTGGTTGACATTCCTCAAAGACCTTATCGCAAACGCTAAGTACGAATTTGCTCTTGATGAAATGGGTCGAATTCTATTGTCTCCAAAGCAAGATACGGCTTCTCTTCAGCCTGTCTGGACTTACACGGATGACAACAGTTCGATTCTGTACCCAGACATTAGTGTGGATCGAGATCTCTATGGCATTCCAAATGTCGTGGAGGTCATCCACTCTAATGGCGCTGGCTACTATTTCGTGAGAGCTGTCAATGATGATCCAAATAGTGTCACTTCAACAGTTCAGCGAGGACGAGAGATAATCCATCGAGTCAGTAACCCTGATTTGGTTGGTGATCCTACTGAGAGTCAAGTCAAAGACTATGCAAATCAGCTTTTAAGAGAATTGTCCGTACTTGAGTATACTGTGACATATACGCATGGCTATTGCCCAGTTCGGTTAGGTGATTGTGTCCGTCTTAGCTACGCGAGAGCTGGCATTACAGATATCAAGGCTAAAGTCATTAGCCAGACCATCAAATGCGAGCCTGGATGCCCTGTTACGGAAAAAGCAGTGTTTACTGCTAAACTATGGAGGTGATTGCGCATGGGCCTATCGAACGAGTTGATTTCTCAGTTTGCTAAGATCACCAATGATAAGAAGACCAGCAGAATCGATGAGGTTACTCTCTATGGTGAAGTCGTTGAGTACAATGATATGATTTGTGTCAAGTTTGACGGATCGGAAGAAATAACTCCAGTCACTACCGTCGTTGAAAAAGATGAAGATGGCAATGTCATAAACTACAAGTATGGTGCAGCTAGTGTTAAGACCGGTGATAGAGTATCTGTGAATCTTAAGAATCACTCAGCCACCATTACCGGCAACTTAACAGACCCTCCGCCTAGTAGAGCTGAGGTTGTGGTCGATGACAATTCTATTCTCGCTAGAGTTGATGAGGTTAGCGTCAAAATAGATAATCTCGGCATTAAAGTTAACGGCATAACTGAGTTTACGAATGGTCTTGAGAACGGTACGACTAGTATCGATGGGGGATGCATCAAGACTGGTAAAATTGATGCGGAGCATTTGAACCTCACGGGAGCTATTAAATTCGGAGACTTGGCTGATGATGCTGCCGGTAAGATTAATGATGCTGCTGATGCTGCTGATGCTGCTCAGGGTACTGCCGATAATGCGCTTTCTGCTGCAGGAACTGCCCAGAGTACGGCGAATGGTGCTCAGAGCACAGCAAATAGCGCTCTTTCTGCTGCCTCCAATGCTCAAAGTGTAGTCAACGGTTGGATTGGAGGCTATAGCTATGATGGTACGACTTACATTGACGGCGCTAAAATAATGACCGGGACTGTCACCGCTTCTAAACTCCAGGGCGGATCAGTCGAGCTGCTAGATTATTCTGGATCAGTGGCTGCTTCCTTTGGTTTAACTGGGGCAAGCTCTTACTATGGCGGTAAATTGGTTATATCATCTGGAGCTATCGAACTTAATAGCAGTAACGGCGCTGTATACATCTCGGGTCAGGGTGGATTTACTTATCTTCAGCTCAGTAGCGATGTTGCATGCCGAGGAAACTTCAGACCGGACGCAGATGGTGGAGCATCACTTGGAGCCCCAACCCATAGATGGAATAGTGTCTATTCTACAAGCGGCACCATTCAAACTTCAGATGAAGCCAAGAAAAAAGACATCAAACGAGATCTAACAGATTACGATTCGTTCTTCGATTCCTTAGCCCCATGTACTTATAAGTTCACTGATGGCGAAAGTGGAAGAACGCATCTTGGAATGATTTCTCAGGATGTTGAGAAGGCTCTTGACAGTTGTGGCATCTCTGCCATGGACTTTGCTGGATTCGTGAAGTCGCCGAAAGAAGGCGAAGAGGGTAAGTATGACTACGCCCTTAGGTACGCTGAATTTATTCCTCTGCTGGTGTGGCAGGTGCAAAAACTAAAAGCTCGTGTGGCGGAATTGGAGGAGACCAATGGATGAAATTTTAAAGGAGCTCGATGAAGCATATAAAGCAATCTCGTCAATTCCTGTGGCTGGCGATGCAGTAGATGCGATGGCTGTAGCTAGAGCTCATTTACGAAAAGCATACACCGAACTCAAGCAAATAAAGAGTGAGGAGGAGAAAGAAAATGAGTGAAACTATTCTCGTCGCATTGCTGTCTTTCCTGGGTACTATCCTTGGTTCTCTCTTTGGAATTCTGACAGCGAATAAGTTGACTAATTATCGGATTTCTCAGCTTGAGAAAAAGGTCGAAACTCATAACAAAGTCATTGATCGAGTATACAAACTTGAAAAACATGATGCCGTTATCAACGAAGAGATCGCCGTGGCAAATCATAGAATTAGCGATCTTGAAAAAGCGATCCCGCATAATTAATAAAGAAAGAGGCTCCGTCACTACGACAGGGCCTCTTCTTTTTATCCGCGATAATAACAGGGTCTATTATAGAGAGAAAACAAAGGAGGAGTTTATTATGGGTATTAAGAAATTTATCAAGACTTTAATCACTTTAGATAAATTGAATCAGGAGCTTAATGAGGAGATTAGAAGACTAAAGGCACAAGTTAAAGAAGAAGCAAAGAACCCAAAGTATTGGAAACCAGAGTTATGATCAAAAAGAAACGACCCCGTCACTACGACAGGGCCTCTTCTTTTTGCTTCAAAATGGATTGCTACAAAGCCATCGGTATCATATATATCCCTATGAGTACGGGCTTAAATGTACCCGATATTAGTCACACTTAAGCTCGATCGTTATCTTATAAGGGGGAGTGTGGTAATGTAAACCTTTTGAGATTTCGAATCCATACTTCTCAGCGTTCTCTTTTGATATCCGTACATTCGGATCTCGTTCATACACCATCTTAGAAATTACTGTTTTCAAATATTGGTTCTTTGTTTTGGCATCCAATCCAGCATCCTCTAATACTCGCAAGGCGTCGGTGGTTTTTATTAATTCATCTCGATAATCTATATGCTTTGGAATTGAATCTTTAGCTTTATCTAGCGCTTTATTAACTTCCTCTTTTTCTTTTAGCACTTTCTCATTCAGTTTAGCAAAAATGTGCTGAGGAAGCCTTTTACTTGGATCTGGATCGTATTGCGCGTCCCATTGTTCTATTTCTTTCTTTTCAAGGCTCTTAAGTTGCTTCTCAAGACGTTCTACAAGATCTTTATGCAACTTAGAAGAATCATCTTGGTCATTCTCTATCCGGACCTCAAAGTCTTCTATGCAGTCCCTCAGGACTTTACGAACATACTCAAATACCTCATGGAAGTTCACGGAGCCTGTTTTGCAATGAACTTGATTATTACATACGAGTTTAGGAGGAGCATACTCGACCCCATTACGTGTGTAAGTGTTATAACCAATTTTAGAGCCGCATTTCTTACAGAACATTATTCCGCTAAATGGATTCTTAAGAGTTAAATCTCTTCGAGTTCGATGACGTTTTCCTCTTATCTCACGAACTTTGTTAAATTGTTCTTCTGAAATGAACCCATCGTGCTTGCCATCGAAAATTAAGAATTCGTTCACTTTTGCTTTCGGACGTAACTTCTTAATCTCCTGATCTTCAATTATTTTTATCGTTTTTCTCCAGTTCCATCGAGTACAACCTATGTAATGATGGTTCTCTAGGATACTGAAGATTATACTTGGCTTCCATGTTTTACAACCAGTTTTTGTTTTGGCACCCATATTTTCGAGCCTTCTACAAATGGCTGTCACACCAATATCTTCTTCGCAATACCAGTTAAAGATCATACGAACAATATCGGCTTGATCTTTACGCTCGATTAGAGTATGGTATGTTTTCTTGCCATCAGTCTTTTGTATACGATCAAAACCGTACGGTGCGGTTGATCCGATATAGTTACCCTCTTTAACACTCGCTAATCTTCCACGAGCTTGAATCTTCTTGAAATATTCGAGGTATTCATTACCTCGCTTTAATTCGCGTTCGAACGCATCTCTATCGTACTCATCACGCAAATCATATATTTTCATAGGTGTAATTACGTACGTATTTGTATAACGTAGTAACCTTATAAGTTTACCGGCGTCTTCGAGATCACCACGACTTAAACGCTGCACGTCTACTACAATTATGGCTTTGACGGCGGGATTCTCTATATCCTTCAGCAAACGAGTTATCTCTGGACGATCTTTAAGTGTTTCACCACTACCTACTTCCATGTATTTATTCTCGGGTGGTATGGGACCGCCAAGATATTTGATGGCGTACTCTTCAAGTATCTTACTATGCTTCTCTAGAACCTCTTCTACTGATAGAAGAACATCATCAGTTCTTGACTTTCGCCCGTATTCCTTGACTTCGTAATAATAAAACGTTGGATATTCTTTATACATTTTGTTCTTCCTTTCTATGATGTGGTGCCAGGGTATATTTGGCATCACCTCCCTTCAGGAAACACTTTTACTTTTCTCGCATAGAAATTAAGAATCTACCATATTCCATCAGCTTTTCATGCTCTTCATCTGTGAATGGGTCCATACCAAACGTCTTATGCCAAGCTTCTACATGCTTCACATAAGTCTCGTTTACAGACGAATACACAGCCTCCTCTTCTCCATCAGATATTTTCGTAGATATCATTTCTTTACCACCCCAACCCATTAAATTCGCAGGCGTCGTGTCTAACGCCTCGGCAAGCGGATTGAGAATGCTCAACGGTAAATTTTCAATATCGCCATTCTCGTATCTATATACAGTGGTTCGGTTCTTACCTAACTTATCAGCTAGATCATCGATTGACATACCTCGTTTCATTCGTAAATTCTTTATTCGTTTTCCTATAGACATTATCTTGTCTCCTTTCTGACAAAACTTATCATATATTAATATTTGCATACATGCAAACGAAAAGCAAACCTAGATTAAAAAATTTGCATTTTATGCGAAAAAAATGTATTGACAGAAAAATTGGAATGGTGTTATCTTTTAGATGTTGCATGAAACGCAACCAGAAAGAGGTGTGTGCATTGGATGCAAATAAATTAATTTTTAAAATTTTTGAGAAGAGCTTACATATTGACACAGCCGCTGAGTTGTATAAGAAAATTACCAACAATGACACTATCACAATCGGCGATGCTCTTAGACTGAAAGAAATTTTAGATTTAACTAATTCAGAAGCAATTGATATTTTCTTATCTTAGAGGTGTTTGTGTATGAAAACATACAGATTTAAAAACGCTACAATATATGTTCATGGCGAAATCAATAAAGAACGACTTCGAAAAGCTACTATTAAGCTTGTTAAAGACTCTCAGAAGTATAAGAAAGGAGTGACGAAGCAGTGAGCACGATTATTCGGCCAGAGGTTTCGCGAAAGAATAAATACTGGATTAATAAACATCGGCATTACGAGCTAAAACATTTTTGTCTACAGTACCCAGAATGGAAACGAGCTTATTATTCGAGCCCGTCCATTTCTTCATCAATTAGCGACGAACCATCGAGAGGTAGTTCATACGGAGATCCAACTGCAAAACATGCCATTCGCCGAATCCATTACATAGAACGAATTGAACTGATTGAGCGTTTGGTAGAAGAAGCTGATGAAAATTTACATAATTATATTCTCAAGGGTGTTACTGAAGGGCTATCCTATACACATTTGAGAACTAAATTGAACATTCCATGTAGTCGAGACATGTACTATGATCGGTACAGAAAATTCTTTTGGCTGCTTAATAATGCTAGAGACTAAGGAGACGATTATGATGAATTCAAGAGTGGAACTCAGAACTAGAGCTAGAAAATTAAAAGGATTGATGAACCTATTAGCTGACGATATTCGTCATCTAAATGCTGATGCAGAAGACCACGATTTACTATGTCTTGTGGAGTCCATACATGATGTAAAAGAAACGCTGCAAATGTTTACTGATGGAATTGTCGAGCTCGAGTATGCGCTATATTTGTCGAGTCAGAAACAGTCGCGAAATTTACAATCTCCTTTATGAAAGGAGACGATGGTATGATTAAAAACAAAATTTATGCTACGGCATTGTTAGGAATTGGTGTGGCATCTATGGTGCTAACCAAAGAAGCAACAGTTTTAGTATTGATATGTACAATCGCATTGCCATTGTTTTTCAGCAAAAGAGAATGGATTTATTAAAAGATTGAGCCAGCAATGGCTCTTTCTTTTTATATTCTTTAATCTAGGTTAAAAACTTCTAATCTAGATTAAACGTGTTCATATTTTCCGTACGTGGGTTACCATAAGCAATGCTATTTTTGAAAGGCGAAAAATCCCCGGATGGAAATTTTGAAAAATCATTTTAAGAAAGGAGAATATTCATGAGTTTTACTTTTTGGCAGCTTGTTCTTGCGATCGTACTGAGTTCGGCTTTTACGTCAATCTTTTTACATTTGGGATCGGCGCATGGAACCCTTCGAATCGATCATTCCAATCCAGAAAAAGATATCTATCGAATCGAAATCGATGACCTGGATGAATTAAAGAAAAAGCGTAGAGCAATCCTGTACGTTGACCATCACGCGGATCTTTCGCAAAAATAACAAGTTCTGTTATGGAACAGTAGTTCACTATATTTGAAAAGGAGAAAAAGCAATGAGCATTCAAACAGATTTGAGAGAAGAACTTACAAGCGAACTCGAGGAACTGAGCAAAGTGGAATTCGGTAGCGAAAAATATAAGGTTGGTGTAGCTGGCGTAACGCAGCTTGCGGATCGATTGATCGAGATGTCTAAATTGGATGCCGAGGATGAGAAGATCGATATTGAGCGTCAAAAACTCGATATTGAGAATCAGAAATTTGAGGAGGATAAGAAAGACAGAAAGACAAAGAACCGCATTTCGGCGTTTGGCGTCGCAGCACCGGCAATTATTGCAGTCGTTGGTGGAGCCGCTATGTTCATCTATGAGGAACGCGGAAGTATTACGTCTCAAGTTGGACGGAAGATTATTGATAAGTACATTTTCAGAGTAAAGTAAACAAATGTTACAAAGTAAGAGGTTATGGAAACATAGCCTCTTGCTTTTCTTTAAGGAGGCCCCATGCGATACCACTACGAAAAACCGTCCGTATATTTGTCTATGTACGGCTCTACATATACTTGTAATCATCCAGTCTATAATTCCTGTACGCTATTTCAAATAGACGGCAAAGGACTCGCTATTATTCAGCAACGATTCGATAAAAATAAAAAACGAACTTGGTGGGGAGAAATAGATCCATGGTTGACAGATTCGCTGTATTTACACCCAGGATTTAAAGACTATTTCGATAAACGTTCTGGTGCGTGTACGGACGGGTTATATCCTACCGTTACCGTACGGCAAATGATGTGGGCACTTAAAATTAAGCCAATACAGAAAGAACGATGGGAAACAACATTCGATAGGCGTGATATTTGATTCGCGGCATTTACATGCTCCTTTATGAGGAATTAACGAAAGGAGAATGGAGATGGACGAATTGAAATTAAACCTATCTAGCAAACTTATGAGAGGGATTGTTACCAAGTTAATATCCAAAGCAGTGTATAAGAAGACCGGTTACAAGATTGGAATCGAGCTTAACAATATTAATGTGGAGGTTATTAACGGTAGAGCCCATATTCATATAAATGCGGATGCGGAAATTGACAATGACGAATTGATGAAAATCGTTAGGACCATTAAAGATTGAGCCAGCAATGGCTCTTTCTTTTATATTCGCGAAATTTGCAAGTTGTATTATGAGAGACAGGTAGCTTAACGGTAAAGCACCACTGTGTAGAGTGGCGATCTCGGTTCGAATCCGATACTGTTTCTTTTGTTTTCCACTAAACCACGAAGGGTGAGAGAAATGAACAGATTATTGAATGCTTCAAAACTGTTTGTCAAACGTAATGGGTCTACAATTTTAACTTGCGCAGGAGGTGCTGGTGTAGTTGCTACTACCATATTAGCGGTAAAGGCAACGCCGAAAGCTTTAGCACTTATCGAGCATGCAAGAGAAGAGAAAGGTGATCAGCTCACCAAGTTCGAGGTTGTCAGCGTAGCAGCGCCTGCTTATATTCCAACAGTTTTAATAGGCGTATCTACAATCGCTTGTATATTTGGAGCGAATGTACTGAATAAGAGAACTCAAGCGTCCTTAATGAGTGCTTATGCTTTACTCGACAGTTCTTACAAAGAATACAAAAGTAAGGTCGTAGATTTGTATGGAGAAGAGGCCGATTTACGAGTAAAAGAAGAAATTGCAAAAGATAAGTACGCAGGTGACGGGAATAAGCCAGATAATGATAAAGTACTTTTCTATGACGAGTTCTCAGGCCGATATTTTCAGTCGACTACGACCGATGTACTTAAAGCCGAGTACGCGGTTAATAAAAAGCTGTCTACTTGGGGTGGAGTATATTTGAATGAATTCTACGAACTAGTTGGTTTACCTAAAACTGACTATGGGGATCATTTAGGTTGGTCAGCAGCGGGTATGTACGAAATGCATTGGGAAGAATGGCTTGATTTCTGTCATGAAAAGTTCATGCTCGACGATGGTCTGGAAGGATACATTATCACATTTAACCATGAGCCGATTCCAGGATTCGAAGAGTATTAAGTCGCGAAATTTGCAAGCAGTATTATGAAAGGAGATGAAAGTTTATGGCAGTCGATGTTATTAAAGTAGTCAAGATCGCAGGAACAGTTTTGAGCGTAGCAGGTATGGTAGCTTCAAACTGGGCTGGCGGTAAGGAAGCAAGCAAAACATTGGAAAAGCTCGTCAACGATCATTTTGCAAACAAGTAAGAGGGCCTACGGGCCTTCTTATTTTTATTTGAAAGGAGAAAAGCCCCATGAGCAAATTTAGCATGGCAAATGTAAGTACAAACATTCGACAATTTGTAAACAAGCGAAGTCCAGAGATTCTTACCGGAATCGGAATTGCTGGGATGATTACAACTACTGTATTGGCAGTTAAAGCAACTCCTAAAGCGATGGAACTTATCGAGGAAAGAAAAACCCAAGAATGGACCGATAAATTGTCTCCGTTGGAAGTTGTTAAAGTTGCTTGGAAGCCTTATGTTCCGGCAATCGTAACGGGTGTGACATCCACGTTCTGCTTGATTGGAGCAAGCTCTGTTCATTTGAAACGTAATGCTGCTCTTGCAACGGCGTATAAGCTTTCTGAGACGGCATTGACGGAATATCGTGAAAAAGTCATCGAAACAATTGGCGAAAAGAAAGAACAGACTGTTCGTGACAAGGTTGCTGAGGAACGAGTAAAGAAGAATCCGGTTAGTAAGAACGAAGTAATTGTTACGAATACCGGTAAAACTCTTTGTTTCGATCCGATCTCTGCTCGATATTTCTACTCAAGTATCGAGAAGATTAAAAGAGCTGAAAATGAGCTTAATAAGGAGATGCTTCATGCATTTTCTGGTTATGTATCATTGAATGATTTCTATGATGAAATCGGACTGGATCACACGAGTGTTGGCGATGATCTTGGTTGGAATACCGATAAGTTGATTGATATTAACTTCAGTTCCCAATTGAACGATAATGGTGAACCTAGTGTTGTCTTGGATTATGCGGTTGCGCCTAATTACAACTACTATAAGTTCTCATAATTCGCGAAATTTACAATGCGTTTTATGAGGTAAAAACCCAAACTATTTATTCGAAAAGGAGAAATACATTATGAGCAAAGAAATCGAAAACGTGAACGTTGAGGAAGTCGAAGCAACCGAAGAAATCAAAGAAGGATTCAAAACCAAAGCAGGTAGATTCTTGAAGAAGAACGGCAAGAAGATTGTGGCAGGTGTCGCAGTCATTGGCGGTATCGGATTGATCTATGCACTTGGTAAGAATTCCAGCGTGGTTTCGAACGATGTCATCGATGACGTTACGGACATCGTTACAGATGAAGCTACGGATGTTGTAACCGATCTGTAAAAGATGGGATTATCCAAGAGGAGAGTATCTGAAATATGGTACTCTCCTTTTTATTTTTGAAAGGAGGCGTTCATAGTGAACGAAGAATATAAGCCTAATTCTCATAAGTTCCGAGAAGGCGAAGCCGCATCTCCAGAGGACAAGAAAATCGAAAAAGTCGTCAAAGGTAAGGTACGGACGAAGCCGAAGAGCGGAATTAGCAAGATTAGCGATGTCTTTATTTCTGAAGATGCCGCTAATGTCAAATCGTACATCGTTATGGATGTGCTTGTCCCTGCAGTTAAGAAGGCTATCTCCGATATTGTCCGAGATGGTATCGATATGATTCTGTACGGAGATACAAAGAGTCGTAGAAGTAGTTCTACATCTTCCTACGTATCATATCGCGACTACTCTAATCGAGACAGAGATCGATTCAGTGACTCTCGTGATTCACGTACGAGATCCGGCTATAACCACGATGATATTATCCTCGAAACTCGTGGAGAAGCTGAAGAAGTACTGACTCGTATGGATGAGCTCATTGACACATATGGAGTCGTTTCAGTAGCGGATCTGTATGATCTCATCGGTAAATCTTGCGAGTATACGGACAATAAATATGGCTGGACGAATATTCGCAATGCCGAGCCCATTCGAGTTCGTGATGGCTATATGCTGAAACTTCCCAAAGCATTACCTATTAAGTGAAAAGGAGAATGATATTTATGAATAAGACTGAAATCATGGCAAAAATGACTCGTACATTCAATAGAACGGGTCTTCAACTTAAAAAGCATAGCCCTGAAATTCTGCTTGCTGCCGGCGTAGTCGGCGTCGTGGCAAGCGGTGTTATGGCTTGTAAGGCGACTCTTAAAGTACAGGAAATCGTCGAGGATGCAAAGGGCAAGATCGATACGATTCATGAGGTGTCGAACGATCCTGAGATGGCTGAAAAGTACACAGAAGAAGACAGCAAGAAGGACCTGGCGATTGTCTACACGCAGACTGCCGTTAAGATGATCAAGCTTTATGGCCCGTCCGTAGCCCTTGGTGTTGCATCTCTTGGATGCATGATCGGTTCTAACAGAATTCTCAATAAGCGTAATGTCGCTCTGGCTGCTGCGTATACGGCTGTTGATAAGAGCTTCAAAGAATATCGTGGTCGTGTGATCGAGCGTTTCGGTAAGCAAATGGACAAAGAGCTGAGATATAACATTAAAGCTCAGGAAATTGAAGAAGTTTCTGTTGACGAAAAGGGCAAAGAAGTAACTAAGAAGTCTACTGTCGAAGTTATGGACCCGAATGCATATAGCCCGTACTCCATCGTATTTGATGATGGTAACACTGGCTGGGACCCCGATCCGGAGCTTACGAAGTATTTCCTTATTCAGCAGCAGAATTGGGCAAACGATCGTCTGAAAGCTAAGGGTCATCTGTTCCTGAACGAAGTTTATGACATGCTTGGCGCAAAAAGAACCAAAGCTGGTGCTCAGGTTGGTTGGGTTTATGATGAAAAGAATCCTATTGGTGATAACTATGTCGACTTTGGAATCTTTGATATTCGTAGCCCGAAAGCTCGTGATTTCGTGAACGGACTTGAAAAAGTTATCGTCCTTGATTTCAACGTCGATGGAGTTATTCTCGACTTGATTTGAAGGGATCTGGACGCTGTGGGGTCAGGCAACTCATATCAAGATATGTTTGACTACCCCTGGCGGTATCCAATGTGAAAAGGAGAACTACTAATGACTGGTAAAGATTTAATTATTTATATCCTGCAGAACAATCTTGAAGATGAGGTAGTTCTTAAAGAAGGTTTCTTCGTCGGGTTTATGGACGAAAATGAGGCTGCTGCTAAATTTAATGTAGGAGTCGGGACCATCTGGGCTTGGTATTCGATTGGTGTGTTAGATGGAATTCAAGTCGGAGAAAAACTATATTTCATGAAAAATGCACAAGATCCAAGAAAGGGAGAGATGATTCATGAATCTTAATTTAAAACGTATGTCATACACGTTTATAGCAGTAGCTAGTATTTGTTTCGTAACTGGACTTGCGGTTTTGTCTCAGCCAGAGGGAGATGAAACCGTATGGACCGACTAGAAGAAACGATGTCCGCAATTGTATATTTGACAGCGAATAAAAAGAAAAGGCACATTATAGGCGGTGTTCTCTTGAGCGTATCGCTATTATTCGGAGGCCTCGCTTTGACTGTCATGTCTATCAAAAATGAGGAGAAAGACGATTATGAACAAGATGTCGACTAACATGTTCATATTTGCTGCAGGGGCCGCTATCGGCTCCGCAGTTGCTTGGTTGTATGCCAAGAAGTACTATGAGAGAATTGCAAATGAAGAGATTGAATCCATGAAAGAATGGGTGAATCGTAGAGTTGCAGAGCATGAGGAAACAACATCGGATACGAATGTTCCTGATGAAAAGCCCATTCCCAGTATGAAACCGGATCTTATGGAGTACGCCAAAAAGGTAACAGACCTTGGCTATATCGATTATTCCCGCACAAATAGTGAACCAGAAGAAGCAAAAGAGGAGGTGGAAGAAGACGTGGATGACTATATTTATGTGATCAAACCTGAAGAATTCGGAGAATGCGATTATGATGAGGTTAGCCTCACATACTATGCTGATGGGATCTTGACAGATGAACAGGATGAACCCATTGAGGATTTGGCAGGCACCGTCGGAGAAGATTACATGACTCATTTCGGTGAATTCGAAGATGACTCAGTTTTCATTAGAAATGAGCGTTTGCAGGTCGATTTCGAGATCCTCGCAGATCAAAGAAATTACTCCGATCTCGCTAAGAACAAGCCTAATCCTATGGAGGATGAATGAATCGACATGAAATAAACAATCTATATTTTCAGTGGCTATACGATTGGGTATGTGATGGTCGATTTCATCAGGATATTTCCTATAAGAAGCTCCTGATGCACCTTCATAGTACCGAATTCACGTATATCATTCAAAAAGATCAAAACCGCGCCGAAGACGGTATAAATATGCGCTATCGTTTCGCCAAAACCGCAGGGCTCAATGAGCCTGTTGGTTTTATCATGGATTGTCTGGACGGTCCTTGCAGTGTATTTGAGATGATGCTAGCTCTTGCAAATCGTTGTGAGGAAGATTATATGGACGATCCTGCATTCGGTGATCGGACGGTTCAATGGTTCTGGGGAATGATTGCAAATCTAAACCTCGGCTCCATGATTGATACCAGATATGACAAACGTTATGTCGATGAAGTTCTCTATAATTTTCTTCATAGAAAATACGAACGAGATGGCAGAGGCGGGTTATTCAGAATTCGTGGCTGTCGAGAAGACATGCGAAAAGTTGAGATCTGGCATCAAATGTGTTATTACCTAGACACATTCGTGTAGTTTTATTGCGAAAGGAGAAAGAACGAGGTGATTGATTTCTTGATGATTTCTACCCGTAATACGAAAAGCGGTGTAGAGATTCTGCCGAAATTCATCATTAAACGTTCAACCGATCTGATGATCCGAGGCGGCGACTTTTATGCTATTTGGCTAGAAGATCGCGGCATGTGGTCTACGAACGAGCAAGACGCACTCGAGCTTATCGACAAAGAGCTGGATAAGTACGTTGAAGAATATCGTAAAAAATATAGCAATGAGCCCAAGGTGTTCCACATGTGGGATGCTGAATCTGGGATGATTGATCGTTGGCATCGATATTGTCAGAAGCAGATGCGAGACAATTATCACATGCTTGACGAAAAATTGATATTCTCTAACATGGAACCGAATAAGAAGGATTATGCAAGTAAACGGTTGCCATATCCTCTTGAGGATGGCGATTGCCCCGCATTCAAGAAATTGATCTCCACTCTCTACACAGAGGAGGAGCGTCTTAAGATTGAATGGGCAATTGGCTCTATCGTAACTGGAGACTCCAAGTCAATCCAGAAATTCATGGTTCTGTATGGTGCAGCGGGTACAGGTAAATCGACAATTTTGAATATCATCCAACAATTATTCGAGGGTTACTACTCGGTCTTTGATGCGAAAGCATTGGGGTCGTCTAGTAACTCTTTTGCGTTGGAAGCATTCAAGTCGAATCCGCTTGTAGCAATCCAGCATGATGGCGACTTGTCAAAAATCGAGGATAACACGCGGTTGAACAGTCTTGTCTCCCATGAGGAAATGACCATCAATGAAAAGTTTAAGTCGACATATTCTAACAGGTTTAAGTGTTTCTTATTCATGGGCACGAACCGTCCCGTTAAGATTACGGACGCAAAGTCTGGTCTACTTAGACGATTGATTGATGTTACTCCTTCAGGGAACAAGTTAAGTCCAAAGGAATACAAAACGGTCACGAAGCAGGTGTCATTCGAACTTGGTGCAATTGCGAATTATTGCAAGGAAGTATATTTGAGTGATCCTGGTAGATATGACAACTATGTTCCTACGCTGATGATGGGTGCATCCAACGACTTCTACAACTTTATGGTCGACTCGTATCATATTTTCTTGAAGGACAATGGAACGACTCTGAAAGCAGCGTGGGAAATGTATAGAACATATTGCGAGGATGCTAAAGTCCCATATCCTTTCTCTCAACGAATCTTCAAAGAAGAGCTTAAAAACTATTTTTGGGAGTTCGATGAGGAAAGTGATGGCACTGAACTTCGTAACCAATATACAGGTTTCCGTACGGACGTATTTGAAAAGAGTAAACCGAGAAAGAGAAAGGAGATACATAAGCCAAAACTGATTGAATTCAACTCGACTGAGTCTATATTTGATCAGGAGTGCAAAGATTGTCCGGCTCAGTATGCTAGTGCGAAAGAAACTCCGACAAAGAAGTGGGAAAATGTCACGACAAAATTGTCTGATATTGACACGTCGAGAGTTCACTATGTCAGAGTTCCCGAAAACCATATTGTTATCGATTTTGATATTCCAGATGAGAACGGGAATAAATGTTTCGAGAAAAATGTGGAAGAGGCTAGTAAATGGCCGGCTACGTACGCAGAACTAAGTAAAAGTGGTCAGGGCGTGCATTTGCATTATATTTATACGGGCGACCCGACAAAACTGAGTCGAGTATATGATGACCATATTGAGGTGAAGGTCTTCACTGGAAATAGTTCGCTTCGAAGAAAACTTACGAAGTGCAATGATTTGCCGATTAATTCGATCAGCTCGGGTCTTCCGCTGAAAGGAGAAGATAAGGTGATTAACTTTGAAGGTCTTAAGAATGAGAAAGCTCTTAGGACCATGATTAAGAAAAACCTTTGTAAAGAAATCCACGCCAGTACGAAATGCAGCATTGATTTCATCAATAAGAATCTTGAGGATGCTTATAATAGCGGGATGAAATACGATGTGTCGGACATGAGAAATTCTGTTTATGCATTTGCGGCCAACAGTACGAATCAGTCCGATTATTGTTTGAAACTCGTTAATCAGATGAAATTCAAGTCTGAGGAACCGTCTTCTGGCACTGATGACGATGAAGCACCAATCGTATTCTATGACGTTGAGGTCTTCCCGAACCTGTTCTTGGTTAACTGGAAGATTCAAGGTGAAGGCAAACCAATTGTTCGAATGATCAATCCTAGTCCAGCAGATATTGAGGGATTGATGAAATTTAGATTGGTCGGCTTTAACAATCGTAGATATGATAATCATATTCTCTATGCTCGTCTAATTGGGTATACGAACGAACAATTGTTTAATTTGTCCCAGAAAATTGTTAGTTCTGGCAAAGGGGATAGGAACAACGGGCTGTTCGGAGAGGCATATAATCTCTCGTATACTGATATTTACGATTTCAGTGTTAAGAAGCAATCTTTGAAGAAATTCGAGATTGAACTTGGACTACACCATCAAGAACTTGGGTTGCCATGGGATCAGCCAGTTCCTGAAGAGTTGTGGACTAAGGTCGCCGAATATTGTGATAATGACGTTATTGCAACGGAAGCAGTTTGGAATGCTCGACAAGCGGATTTCGTGGCAAGACAGATTCAGGTCGATATCGTCAAGATGATGCATGGCATCACTGATGTATCAGTCAATGACACCACGAATACTCTTTCCGGAAAGATTATATTTGGCAGGAACAAGAAACCTCAAGGTGTGTTCAATTGGCGAGATATGTCTAAGCCGGTTGGTTCTGATCAATATGAAGAGTACAGACGAAAGTTTGGCCCTGATTATAAGTTCAGAGTATTCGATGACGATGGTCTTCCTCAGTATCGGGATTATATTCCAGGCGAGAAACTTCCGATGGGTTGGAGCATCCTTCCATTCTTCAAAGGTTACACATTCGATCACGGCAAGTCCGTATATTTGGATGAGGAGATCGGAGAAGGCGGACGAGTCTATGCCGAACCCGGAATGTATATCAACATCTGGGATGGCGATGTGGCTTCCATGCATCCTCATAGTGCGATATTTGAGTGTGTGTTTGGTCCAGAGTATACGAAGGTCTTTGAGGACATCGTAAATGCTCGTGTTGCGATCAAGCATAAAGATTTCGATGCAGCGGCTAATATGCTGAATGGTGCATTGAAGCCGTATCTGAATGAGGAGCAATCGGCAGACTTGGCTCAAGCGCTGAAAATCGTCATTAACTCGATTTATGGCCTTACAAGTGCTGGCTTTGAGAATTTGTTCAGAGACCCGAATAACGTCGATAATATTGTCGCTAAGCGTGGTGCTCTGTTCATGACGCTTCTTAAGCGTGAAGTTCAAAAGCGTGGATGGCAGGTAGCTCATATTAAGACGGACTCGATTAAGATTGCCAATGCGACACAGGAAGCCATGGACTTTGTTACTAAGTTCGGTAAAGAATTTGGATATTCGTTTGAGACAGAAGCAAACTTCTCTAAGTTCTGCTTGGTCAATAACGCCGTTTATGTAGCAAAGTTTAAGGACGGTAAGCATGCCGGGGAATGGACTGCTACAGGTAAGCAATTTGCTGTTCCGTATGTGTTTAAGAAACTCTTTACAAAAGAGCCAATTGAACTCGAAGATCTTTGCGAGACTTATGAAGTCAAAACTGCTTTATATTTGGATATGAACGAGAACCTTCCGGAGAATGAGCACAACTATAAATTCATTGGTAGAGTCGGTTCGTTCTGCCCAATCTTGCCAGGACATAGCGGTGGCGAATTGC